TGCCAGACTGCACATGGAATGGCGACCGTGGTGAGTTTGTTGTTACAGACACAATCGAGGAAACAGCATGATCGATCAATTCGATATGTTCGATGGTGAGGGCGCGTTCTTAGGCAAGATGCGCCACCACTGGAACAAGGCCATTGAGAGCGAGGGCGCGTTTTGCCCTTGCTGTGGCAAGTGGGGCAAGGTCTACAAAACTAAGATGAGCCAGCACCTTGCGCTATGCCTGCGATGGATCAGCACGCATGGTGATTCTGATGGCTGGGCCGATGTGCAGAATACGGCACCACGGTTCATGCTCAAGAGCAAGACCTACACCCTGCTGGAGCATTGGGACTTGATCGAGTCAAAGTCAAACCGCTCTGGCATCTGGCGTGCAACGCTGAAGGGCCAAGACTTTGTCAGCGGCCAGATCAGCCTGCCCTCCGCCGTTCACATCTACGACAACAGGGTGTGGGGTTTTGAGGATGAAGAGGTTTCTTTTCGAGGTTGCTTTGGAAAGCACTTTGACTTTGACGAGATGATGTCTGACCAATTTAAATGGGCCAACCTTCAGGAGAAAAAATAATGAGTGAGACCACTATGAGCGAATACATCAAAGGCTTTGACGCAGGCTACGGCTATGTCCTGCAAGAGGTCGAGAACTACATCAAGCAATACCCAGACAACAAGTTTGCACTGGCAGAGTTGTTGGCGCATCTCAAGATGGAGGGCAAGCCAGAATGACCGACCTGTTTGGACATGAAGAGTTCGACTGGCGCAAAGAGTGGCAGGGTATGCCAGAGTTCTTTCAAGAGGACTTGATGCCACAGCGCGTGATCAATTTGCGCTTCCGATGTGAGGAGGATGTGCAGGAGTTTGCCAAGTTGATCAAGCAGACAATCACACCCAAGCAGAAGGCGCTCTGGTTCCCCTTCGCTGAGTTCCGCAGGGCCGCGCATTTGAGGTGGGTTGATGAACCCTAAGTACCCTGTCTACATTGTGTCTAAGGGCCGCTGGGAAACGCGGCTGACAAGCAAAGCATTGGAGCGCATCAATGTGCCCTACTACATCGTGGTGGAGGAGCATGAGCGCGACCAGTATGCGGCGGTGATCGACCCGCAGAAGGTGCTAGTTTTGCCAGCAGGGTATCTGTGGAATTACGACACCTGCGACGAGGTGGGCGAGGCACGCGGCAAAGGCCCCGGGGCCGCTCGGAACTTCTGCTGGGATCACTCCATGAGCCTCGGCCATGCTAGGCACTGGGTCATGGACGACAACATCGCCTCCTTCAACAGGCTCAATCGCAACCTCATGGTCAAGGTCACATCGGGCACCATTTTCAAAGTCACTGAGGATTTCGTTGACCGCTACGCCAACATCGCCATCGCTGGTTTCAACTACGATTTTTTTGCCAAGGCCAAAGAGCCTCTGCCTGCGTTTGTAATGAACACCCGCATCTACTCCTGCCTGCTCATTGACAACAGCCTGCCAATGCGCTGGAGAGGCCGCTACAACGAGGATACAGACCTGTCCCTGCGCGTGCTGAAGGCCAGATACTGCACGGTGCAGTTCAACGCATTCCTGCAAGAGAAGGCCACCACCCAGACCATGAAGGGCGGCAACACCGACGAGTTCTATGCCAAAGAGGGAACCTTGCCCAAGTCAGAGATGCTCCAGCGCCTGCACCCTGATGTGGCCGAGGTGGTCTGGCGGTTCAATCGTTGGCATCACCATGTGGACTACACACCCTTCAAGCGCAACCCACTGATCCGCAGGGACTGGGTGGCCGTCCCAGAGGGAGTCAACGACTACGGCATGGTGCTGAAAGACATTAGGGAAAATACTTAGAAAATAAATTGATAAAGTGCCTGCATAGTGAAATATGGTGTTACACTTGCATCACTGCAATAAGCAGGTAACAGCGAATCAGGAGCGAATATGAACACAGCATCAAACCCCTTCAGCGACATGGAAGACGACTTGGACTTTGGCGCACCAGCCAAGGCCACAACCTTCGAGGTGGCTTACTTCGAGCAAGAGTGCCCTAAGTGCAGAGGCACTGGCCGCGTCACCTTCGGTTATGTCCATGTTCGCTCTGGCGAATGCTTTGCTTGCAAGGGCAAGGGCAAGATGACTTTCAAGACCAGCCCAGCCACACGCGCCAAGGCCAAGGCCAGCGCACAGCGCCGCGTTACTGCCAAGGCTGATGCACAAGCCACTAAGGTTGCCGAGTGGAAAGAAGCCAATCCAGCCGAGGCCGCATGGATGGAGTCCAGCGCACCGCGTTTTGAGTTTGCCAAGTCTATGCTTGACGCGCTCACCAAGTTCGGTCACCTCACAGAGCGTCAGATGGAAACCGTCCAGCGCCTGACGGTGCAGGATGCAGAGCGCCAAGCCGCTCGTGCTACAGAGCAAGCCGCCCGCGCTCAGTCAGCCCCAGTGGTAACCGTCGAGGCTATCGAGGTGGCATTCAACAACGCCAAAGAAGCAGGCGTGAAGCGCCCTAAGTTACGCCTCGACACATTTGTGTTTAGCCCTGCTGGCGAGACAAGCGCAAACGCTGGTGCCATCTACATCAAAAACAAAGAAGACGGCCTGTACTTGGGCAAGGTTATGGGTGGTCGCCTGTTCACATCACGCGACTGCACCACAGAGGCCGCAGAACGCATCGTGGCGGTCTCCAGCGACCCAGCGCAAGCCGCCATAGCCTACGGCCAGAAATTCGGTGCCTGCTCGGTCTGTGGCCGTGCGTTGACTGACAGTGACAGCATCGCTCGTGGCATTGGCCCCATCTGCGCAGAGAACTACGGGTTCTAAGGGTAAGTCCTTACAAAATAATTTGTGAGGGGCTTGTACAGACCTCACAAGTTAATGTTATACTTTCACCAACAACAGCAATAGTGCAGTTGTCTAACAGCGAAGGAAAGCGAAATGACAAACACAACATGGACTCGTAAATTGGGATCACACATCATTGGTAGTGGTGATGTGCGCGGTGAGGTTTACTTTGACGGCACAGAGTACAGCGCATATGCGCAGACTAGCACTGACTCTGCTTATGAGAACTTCAAGTCTTTGGCCCAAGCAAAACGCTGGGTTCAAAAATTCTTGTCAATCTAAAAGCGAAGGAAAAAAAAATGAAATACCTATCAGATGCAATGGCCCAGAAGCGCAACGAGAACGACGCTTTTGAGGCGCGTCATGCCAAAGCAAATGCCGCACGCGCCAAGCGCATTGCCAAGTTCACACCACGCACAGACCTGCACCCAGCAGTGGGAGTGCTGATGAGCGCCAAGGGTGTGACCTACTACGCGTTCGTTGGTGGCGTGTACCGCGAAGGTTCGCCAGAGCATCTGGCTTCATTGTTAACAGCGTAAGGAGAATCAAAATGAGAGCATCAACAGTAGACCGCACCTTTCAGGATGTCGTATCTTTTGACAACGGCGAGACCGTGCAGGATGTGACCGTGGGTTACAACTACATTCCAGCGGAACTGAATTACCCCTATGCCCCAGATTACGCCGAAGAGTTCGAGGTGTTTGTGTTTGACGACTACAGCAAAGACATCACGGTGGATGTGCCAAGGGACGAGTACGAGCGGCTGGTGGAGGAGGTCAAGGCCGACCGCAGGCAGGTTTTGAAGGATGCCAGCGAATACTAGGGTTTGTCCTGATAAAAATATTTAAAAAAAGTGTTGCCAAGTGAAATAATCGGTTACACTTACAGCACTGACACAGCAAACCTGCATAGTCAGCCAAAAGAGAAGGAACAGCGAAATGAACACAGAACTCAAAAACGAATTGGTAGCAGAATTCAAAGCCCAAATTATTTCCAGCGTGAAATTTCAATTCAACCGCTTGCATGAAATCTTTGGCCCAACATTCCGTGGCGTGTACAACAGCAAGCATTACAGCCTCTGGTCTTTGACAGTGCGCCCATGCACAAAGCGCCTTGGTGACCGTATGAACGACGAGATCGTTTTGTGCGAAGACAACACCAATGAGTACGCTCAAGATCAGGCCGAGTTGTTTGCAGACGAGTTGATCGCCAAAGTGAACGCCAAGGCTGGTGAGTTGACAGACAGCAAAGTGCTTCGCATCAGCGGCGCAAACTTCCGCATCACTGGCATGAAGGGTGACAAAAAAGTGATGATTGAGCAAAACCAAATCATCAATGTGTCAGTCAAGGGCAAATTGTTCAACCAGTTCCCTGCACGCATCTATGTTGACGGCAAGTTCATTTCAGCCGCCGCCTTCAAGAAAATCTAAACCACTGGGGGCTACGGCCCCCATTAGGGAAAGCACCTAGAAAATAATTTAGAAAAGTATTGTCAAGGTGAAATACAGTGTTACACTTGCATCACTGACACAGCAATTCCGCATAGTCAGTTAATAGCGAAAGAAAAGCGAAATGACATACACAACAACAACCCGTAAAGAGCAGAGCGCAATCGTTGACTTTGTCTTGACAGCCAATGGCAACGGCATCACCAACATCTGGGCTTGCCTGCCTAAGACCCACCAGTTGGTTGTGACCAACCAAGTAGGTCAAATCCGCAAGGCCAAGGATTCTCTGGCCGAGGGCTGGGATGAGTTAGGCAACCGTGTGGTTTTGACCACTGACTTGCGTGTTATTCAACAGTGTTAATCAACAGAGAAGGAAACAGCGAAATGAAAAAATCTATCAAACTCAAAGACATCTACGCAGGCCAATTGGTGGTCACCAGCGACAGCCCAGAAGCGCAAGTGCGCACAGTAGAGAGCGTCGAGGGCTTCATGGTTACACTGACTTGGTACGAGGGCACCAGCCAGTGCATCCAAGGCGTGGACTACTCACTGCTGGGTGTGCCTACATTGGCCCAGATCGAGTACAGCATCAGCAACTATGGTCGCCTCGCGAACATGGAAGATGTCAAGGATGTGAGTCTGCTCATCGGCTAAACCAACAGGGGGCTTCGGCCCCCACTACCGAATCAATAACCAACTGAAAGCGAATCGATTATGACAAACGAAATTGAAGTGACAGTAAAGACCGAGCATGGTGTGCGCGTGTCTGTCTCCGAGTGGGACGACGGTGGTGCGTGGATGCACCTGCAAGGCCGCAACGCCAGCATGAGTACAGTGCTGACTCGTGACGAGGCCCAGCAGTTGTTGGCTGGCCTGCAAGCCATCTTGGCAAAAGAGGTGACAGTATGAGACAAACACAACTTGAGTTCTACATCAAGGCGTATGAACTTGAACACGAGTTATTAAAAAAAGCGGCTTTGAGAAACGAAGAACTTATGTCGATCATAAGAATGCTGGTAGAGCAACTTGAGGAGAAAAACAAATGAACCGACAGCAGATCGAAGAGTTCATGGGCGAACTCAGCATTGGTCGAGTCATCCGCAAATTGCCATCCGAGGACAGGAAGCGCGTGTTCCAGCAGTTGGTTGAGACAGCACCAGAATTCTCGGCCAAGCAGTTTCAAATGTTTGGCCTGAAGGGATCGTTCGGGCTGAGTGACCAGCACCGCATGAATATCTCAGCAGGCATCAGAAGATCATTGGAAAAAAGAATGAAGGCAAAACAAGCAAAGGCACAACGATATGAACAAACAGGAGATTGACGACATGATGAAAGACCTTCCAAGCCAACAATTACCCGAGGAGACCGTGTTGCAAAAGTTAATTATTGGTATAATCTTTATTGCGTTTTTGATGTTCTGGATGTGGGTGCCAGACTTCACGCTGGATGAGGAAGACTGCATGAAGCAGGTGTCCAGCGCGTATGTCAAGAACCTATGTAGCGAATCGCAACCGAAATAAAACCGAGTCGGTTCTTGGCCCCAAAGGCCGAGGCCGACAACATCTTCAGATCAGATTGGTCGTTGATGTAGGTGAGACAAGGCAATGGCCTTGATTGGTATTCCTATGCCCAAAGCATAGACTGGCGAACCCAAAGCGAATCGATTACACTGCGATCAATTCGACACTATGGGGAATATGGGTCATGCCAGAAACACCGAAGGGGCCAAAGAGGCCCGCAAAGAACACTAGAGCGGCACAGGAGGCCGCGAAAGCCATTGGGAAGGCCAAGGTAGCCGCAAAGGCCACGAAGGCTTCTACGCCCGCAAAAACAGGCAGGCCAACAAAGTACAACCAAGAGACAGCAGACTTCATATGCATGATGCTAAGTGAGGGGATGAGTCTAAGGCAGATACTGAAGGCTGACACTGCTGGGAGACTTCCAGCGCAGTCTACGGTTTATGAGTGGTTGATTCGCCACGCCGTCTTTGCGGAGCAATACGCACGCGCTCGTGAGGAGCAGGCCGACACCAACGCCGACGAGATCATCGACATTGCCGACGAGCATCCTCCTGAGTACACCGATAAGGACGGTCGGACTTATCTTGACCAAACCTACATTGCTTGGCAGAAGAACCGCATCGAGGCCCGTAAGTGGACGGCCATGAAACTCAAGCCAAAGAAGTACGGCGACAAGTTGGGCCTGCACGGCGTCGAGGGTGCCGCGCCCATTGCGACGCAGGATGCGACGGCCAGCAAGTTCGAGGAGATCATCCGCAACATGGAGATGACCAAGCGTGCTGGCTGACCTGTTCGATGACCAGACGGTGGCCGAGTTCGAGACTCTGCCCGAACATAACCGAATCGCTTTCATCGCGCACGCTCAGTGGATAGCCAAGGCGCACGCCTACCAGATACCGCCAGACCTGCATCTGGATTACCGAGTGTTCTTGATGCTTGCGGGCAGGGGTGCAGGCAAGACGAGGTCAGCCGCCGAGGCTTTGTGGTGGTGGGCATGGACGCACCCGAACACGATGAGCATCGTTTTGGCTCCCACTTCGGGGGACTTAAAATTCACTTGCTTTGAAGGGCCGTCAGGATTGCTTGCCTGCATTCCTGAAGCACTGGTGACCGACTACAACAAGCAAGACCACCTGATCAAGTTGAGCAACGGCTCCAAGATTCGTGGTGTATCAGCAGACTCGTATGACCGCCTGCGCGGCATCAACTCATCCTTTGTGTGGTGCGACGAGTTGGCCGCATTCAACTACCTTGGCCCAAACGAGGCGTGGGACAACATGATGCTTGGCCTGCGTATCAAGCCAGACGACAAGCCCCACAGCCAGCCTCGTGTGATCGTGACCACGACACCGCGCCCCAAGGACTTGATCCTTGATCTGGTGGGCCGCGAGGGTGACGATGTGGTGGTGTCCCGCGCCAGCACCTTCGACAACGCCAAGAACCTCGACAAGGCATTCCAGCGGCAGTTGGACTCGTACAAGGGCAGTAAGTTGTATGAGCAGGAGGTGCTAGGTCAGATCGTTGACCTCGAAGACGGCAAGGTGGTCAGCCGCGATATGTTCAAGTTGTGGCCTGCGCATAAGCCCTTCCCTAAGTTCGAGTACATCGTGCAGTCCTATGACTGCGCCTTCTCAGAGAAGGAACACAACGACCCGACGGCCATGACGACATGGGGCGTGTTCAAGCCGCAGGACGGGCCTATGAGCGTGCTTCTGATCGACTGCTGGGCTGAACACCTGTCCTTCCCTAAACTCAAGCCCAAGGTGCTAGAGGAGTGGCGTGTGTCCTACGGTGAAGGCAGAGAGGCCAAGCGGCCTGACCTGATCCTCGTGGAGGACAAAGCCGCAGGCATATCCCTGATCCAAGAGTTGCGCTATGCCCACCTGCCTGTGCGTGCCTACAACCCCGGCAGGGCTGACAAGATGCAACGCCTACAGATCACCGCGTCCATCTTCGCGACTGGCCGTGTCTGGCTTCCTGAGTCCGACACCCACAAGGGCTATGTCAGGAGTTGGGCCGAGGGCTTCCTGTCCCAGATATGCGCGTTCCCTGATGCGGCGCATGACGACTATGTGGACAGCGCGACACAAGCGATTCGGTTATTGAAGGACATGAACTGGCTCGACATCAATCCAGAACCGCCTGATAATGACGACGACTATCTGGAGTTCACCCAACAGAAACGGGTGAACCCGTATGCGGCATAAGGAGCAACATGGCTGACCCAACCAAAGTAATCAAAGGCGGATTGAGCGCCGTGCGCAACGCAAGCCGTGCGGCAGATCAGGCGCTGGAGGCCAAGAGGC